ATAATGTCTGAATTTGAAACACACCACGTAACGATAGAAACAGAAGATTTAATTATCCAAGATGTAGCTGGTTACTTTGGATTTGATGTAGAGGTAGCGTCGCTAGAACCATTTTCTACAGGTGAAAGTCGTGGTGAAGAAAATATTGTTAGTGCGGAATTACTTTATGTTTTAGTAGGTTCTAAGTCGGTAGACCGTTATTTACTTATAGATATGACAAGTCAAAAAACCGTTGATGATCTTGAAAGTGAAATTGCATTAAAACACGCTGAAAATCTAAAGGAAATTTAGAAAAAACTGTTGACATTTTAAGGTATGTATTCTAGGGTAACTAAAACAAGAAAGATACTAATAATGATTAACCGAGAAACACACGTTAAAAAAGATCATACCAAATGCCAGACCTCTAAATTTCCACCTATCTTTATTCTAAAGGATATTTCAGATGGGCTAGAAGCCGCGTTTGGGGTAGCTTGGAAAGCCCTAAACACTAATGAAGGTTATCTAACGTTAGATGGTCGTATTGTGGTCGCTTATGATGCAGATGGCGACTTACCACCATCTGTAGCTTCTGTGGTGCGTTGGCTTCATGAAAATACAGATGGTTATATGACTATACAGTGTGCTTTAGATATTGGTATGCCCCATCTACAACAATTACGGGTATCAGTTCAGGAGCTTGTAGATCATAGAATAGTAGAATTAGTTGTTGATAAGGGCCGCGCGGTTTTCTACCTAACAGATAAGGGTGATGCATATGCAGAAGAATTACCCAATGCACCTGAAAAGAAATTACCCCCACATAAAGATATAGGCGGGTTATTTGAATAGGCTTATTTTTCAGGTATAATTAGTTAAAATAAAGAAGGGTAAATTATGAATTTTGCAGCTAATAAAACCTTTATGAAGGTAGATAATAAATCTGTTGATGTTTCTTATGAAGTACAAGAAGATAAAAGTATAAAAGTAACCGCTGTAAAAGGTGTTTTCCCAAAAGGGTTTAAAGATATTTTTAGTGTAAAGAAAAATATTATTTTTGTTAAGCCAGATCATGAATTATATAATATTATTATGGTATTCACTCATGGCTAAAGGAAACCGTACAGAAGGAAAGCATAATAAGGGTAAAAAAATAAACTATAACCCCAATTCTAAGGCCACACAGTTCGGTCAAGCTGGTATCATTGGGGGTATGTCCACAGAACAACGTAAAGCCGCTGTAGACGCTACAAATTTAGCCGCTAAGATCAGGCACAAGCTATTAAAGAAGGTAGCTAAACAAATGGGACTAGCTACTACTGATGATGTAGCTATTGCTTTAGTAACACCTGTAATCGCTGGTATTATGGAAAATGCAGACAGGCGCGTATTTGGAACGCCTGTAGCAACGGTTAACACTAATACTAATGATCTTGCCCCTAAAGGCTTAGGTGATTTTTATGATGGGTTAGAGGTTACAGAAGAAGAAATTAAAACTGCTATTGTAGAGGTAGTAGAAGAAGAAAAATAATAGGCTTATTTTATTTGTTTATATACAAGGTATATAGTCCAGTTAACAAAGCTGGACTATATACCTTGGCATCTATGAACCCATACTTACGGAATTTTTGGGCAACACCTTCACGGGGTAAGGTTTTGCATGGTGGGCGTATGTCAAGTAAGTCTTGGGATACAGCCGCTAATTTAGTACGTATTCTACAGACTGTGAAAGTACGTGTTCTTTGTACTCGTATGTTTCAAAATAAGATTGATGAAAGCGTTTACGCTCTTATAAAGTCGCAGGTAGAGCGGTTTGGATTAAGCCATAAATTCGAGTTCCAAAAATCTAAAATCAAATGTTTAACTACAGGTTCAGAAGTTTTCTTTTATGGGCTTGCTAGAAATATTGATGAAATAAAATCACTTGAAGGGATTGATATTTTATGGATAGAAGAAGCCCACGCTTTAACTGAATATATGTGGAAAATTTTAGAACCTACAATTATACGTAATGAAGGTTCAGAAATTTGGGTTATTTTCAATCCTAATTTAGTAACGGATTTTGCATATCAACGGTTTGTAGTTAACCCGCCTAAAGGCTATTTAGTAAGGCAAATAAATTATGATGAAAATCCTTTTCTTTCAAATAGTGCATTGGAAGGCATTTCTATTGCGCGTGATGAAGATGTTGAAGAATTTAACCACGTTTACTGTGGTATGGCTCGTGATAATGATGATAGAACTATTATAAAACGATCATGGATTATGGCGGCTATAGATGCTCACAAGATTTTAGGAATAGAAATATCTGGTGAAAAACGTTTAGGCTTTGATGTTGCCGATAGTGGGCCTGATTTAAATGCTACCTGCTATGTTCATGGTATTACCCTACTTGCTTGTGATAAGTGGAAGGGTGGACGCGATGAAATGTTTGATAGTTGTGAACGGGTTTACGATGATGCTAAGGCGCGTAAAGCAAAGATTTTCTATGATAGTATAGGGGTTGGTGCTGGTGTTGGTTCTAACATCATAAAACTAAATGAAATACGTCAAGAACATCTTACAGATCAGGAAATAATTGATTTTCAGGAAGTAAAGTATACAGGTTGGGCGGCTTCAGGTAAAATTATAAACCCTGAAGAAGAATATGAAAAAGATAAGCTGAATAAAGATATGTTTGCTAATCCAAAGGCGCAAGCTTGGTGGGTTACGGGTGACAGGTTTTTAAAAACATATGCTGCTGTTGTACGTGGTGAAGATTTTGACCCTGAAGAAATTATATCTATATCTTCAGATTGCGACAACTTAGAAAAGCTTATTACTGAACTTTCTACACCATTTAAATCTAAAGCCCTATCTGGTAAAATGAAAGTTGAAAGTAAAGAAGATTTAGCAAAGCGTGATATTAAATCACCTAACTTAGCTGATGCTTTTATTATGGCTTATGCACCACAAGAATTAGATTTATCGTTTAATTGGGATAGTGTTAAATAAAAAAAGACCGTGGGGAGAAACACGGCCTTCTATATTTAAACTAAGGGGCTTTTCCTATTTCGCCTTAAATTTTACATCTTGTCCTACTCTTTGGTTTCTATTTTCGTTTTCATATAAGACCCGTTAAACGGCGGGTGGCCTGACTATATCTATTTCACGTATAGTGACGCTTCGCTCATTCGCGGTCACTTTACACCATGTTCTTTACTCCGTTGTTTTGCGTTTCCTTAAACCCTTATAGGCTTATTAATTTAGGTATGTAAACACCTTTTTTGAATTATTTTTATTTGCCTGTTATATTTCTTTAAATCGTATGGGAAAAACCATGTTTAAGAACCTATTAAAATCTACTGCTACCCGCTTTGGTGATAGTATGCAAAACTTTGCTAATGGTATCCAATTAACAGATGGTAAATCTAGTGGTGTTACTTATGTTGAAAGTAATATCTCTAACCAAGAAATGAGTGCTGCTTATTCTAGTTCTTGGATTGCTGCAAAAGTTATTGATAAACCTATTGAAGATGCATTCAGGGCTTGGCGTGAATGGGTAGCGGGTGATCCTAAGCAAATAACCGCAATAAAAACAGCAGAAGATCGTTTGAAATATAAAGAAAGGGTTAAAGAAGCTAGGGTTTTAGCTGATGTTGTTGGACAATCTTATTTATATATGGACGTGCAGGGCGCGGGTAAAATAGAAGAACCTTTAGAAATTACTGAAACCAGTAAGATTAATATCAGGTTCTTAACTGTATTAAGTTCTGATGTTGTTGTAGAAGGTCAATTAGAAGAAGACCCTTTATCAGAAAATTATGGGCTTCCTACCTACTATGAAATTAATGGTTCTACACAACACCTTAAAATTCACCCTTCCCGAATTGCTGTTTTTTATGGGCGTAAACGTACCAATACAGGTATTACTTTTCAAAAAAGGGCAGATGGTGTTTTAAAAGTTGGAATGGAAGCTTTAAAGCAATATGAAGCAACGGCTAAAAACGTTACTGATCTTACTTTTGAAGCTAAAATAGATATTATGTCTGTAAAGGGTTTATCTAAGCAGGTAGCAACCGTAAAGGGTGCTGAAGCTGTAACTACACATTATGAAACCTTGAAGCAAATTAAAACAAGTAATGGTATGATTGTACTTGATGGTGATAGTGAAGATTATAACCAGAAACAAGTAAACTTTGCTAACCTTCCTGAAGTTGTAAAAACTGCTGCAATGGCTGTAGCTGGTGCTTTTTCAATCCCACATACTATCTTATTCGGTGAAAGTGAAGGCGGTTTAGGTTCTTCAGGTAATCTTGAATTGTCTACTTATTATGATCGTATTGAAAATTACCAAAATAATAAGATTTCAGAACCACTATTAATTTTTGATCGTCTATTAGTCATAGAAGCTACTGGTTCTGATGATCCTAAAATTATTTATACTTGGCGTCCATTGTGGCAAATTTCCAGTAAAGATAAAGCTGAAATAGGTAAAACACAATCTGAAACATTAGCAAAATTATTGGATATTTATCCTGAAGATGTTGTAGCTAAAATTGGGCTAAACATACTTTCAGAAAGCGGTATAGCGGCGGGTATAGAAGATATTTTTGCGGAGTGGGAAATAGAAAACCCTAATGGTGAAATAGAAGAAGAAAATAAAGAAAGCGGTAATGAATAGCCTATTTTTAATAGGGTTTTAATTATGTTATCTTTTCCAGATACAAGGAAGCGTATGAATGATTAATTTTGTAGATAAATCACCTATCAACGGTACACGTAAAATTGAAGGCGGCTATCTTGTGGCGGTTTCAAAGGTCGCGCGTGTTGGGGTTCAAGAATACCTTGCTTCAGAAGTTGGTATGATGGGTGATAATATAGTAAGGGTGTATAGACCACCTGAAGAAGTATTTTCTGATAAGTCGCTTGCAACATTTTCACATGCCCCTGTAACTATTGGACATCCTACGGAAAATGTAACCGCTGATAATTGGGCTGATTTAGCTGTAGGGGAAGTTTCAACTGTTGTTAAAAATGATGAAGGTTGGGTAACAATCCCATTGATTCTGAAAGATAGCCTAGCGATTAAAGCTGTATCTGATGGAATGAACGAAATTAGCATGGGTTATACATCTGTATTAGATCACACTTCTGGTGTTTTGGAAGATGGTACTAAATACGATATGGTGCAGCGAGATATAAAGATTAACCATCTTGCCTTAGTCCCTAAAGGACGTGCAGGAAAAAAAGCAAGAATTGGTGACAGTTCTGAAACTTGGGGATTATCCCCGCAACAAACAAGGATTAATAACATGGAATTTGAAACTATTGTAATGGGTGACGCGGCTGTAAAAGTTGCTGTTTCTGATGCATCTTCTATTAAAGCATTTATTTCTAAACTAACATCTGATCATGAAAAAGCTATGGCAGATGCTAAAGATAAATCTGATAAAGATGCAGGTGAAAAAGAAGAAGAATTTGGTAAAATGAAAGCTGAATTAAAAACCGCTAAAGATAGTATTGTTTCTGATGCTGATATTGAAGTTAAAGTAGCTAATCGCGTTGCTATTGTAGCTGATGCTAAATC